CGCCTGTCTACAAGCTCAAGAAGAAGCTCATGCGGGCCGTCCACGGGATCGAGATCCAAGAGGTATGAGTATCCTTCTGATATCACTCGTCTTTCGTGATGGCGGATCTCTCGCGGTATCGATTGGATAGTGCCATGACCACCCGCCCCTACCGCCACCGCCCCAACGCCTCATGGGGCCAGACCAGAGAAACCACACCCGAGAGATTCTGGGTCGACCTGTTCCACCTCGAGCTCCAGGAGATCCGAGATCACCGCCGCGCAGCCTTCCTTCACAGCTTCCTCTCCCACCTGAGAATCCTCCCCACAGAGATGGACCGTGGCCTTATCACCACAGCCCTCCAATCCAATCTGGCTAAGTACACCCTCATCCAGCGGAAAATGCTGGTGTCCACCTTCCAGAAGTGGGTTAGCTTCCAGCCATGCCCGCGGCGTTTGAAAAAGCCCGGAAGGCCAAAGGGGCCCGCGTCCGCACGATCACGAAAGGTCCGAACAAAGGCCGGCTGATCGTATTCCGACCGGGAGGCAGTGCTGTGCTCGGTGAGAAGCGCAAGCGCCGCAACTCTGGAGCCCGTAAGCTGAGCAGCTGAACACAGCAGCGGAGTTCAAGATGGGGTTCAAGCCGGGTCAGAGCGGAAACCCAGCTGGGAAAGCAAAGGGCACGCTCGACAAGACCACCAGACTCGTGAAGCAGGCCATCCTGGAGGCCTTCTACGATGATCGGGTGGGTGGCGTGCAGTTTCTCATCGATCTAGCTACGGGTGACCATCATGCTCGGGCTGCCTTCTGCCGGCTGCTGGAGAAGGTGGTGCCAGGCGAGCTCAAGGTTGAGGGCGACCTCAGCGGTCCGGTCCAGGTGTTCGTGGTCACGGGGATAGAGCAGTCTCCCGGAGCGACCACGGCTGAACTCCCGGCCGGCGTTGGGTCTGCTGGGACCGACCCTCACTGATGCCTGAGTATCACGCTGACCTAGGCTACAAGCCTCACCCCCACCAGCTCGAGATCCACAAGGCGATGGCTGAGCACCGGTTCGGTGTGATCGTCAGCCACAGGCGGTTCGGGAAGACCCTGCTCTCCATCATGAGCCTGATCGACTCAGCTCTTCGGTGTGATCGTGAGCACCCCCGGTTCGCCTATGTCGCTCCACGCTTGAAGCAAGCGAAGCAGATCGCCTGGATGTACCTCAGCGACAAGTCGATGCGTATACACGGAGCGCGGAAGAACGAGTCGGAACTCTACGTCGATCTCCCGAACGGAGCTCGGATCCAGCTTTACGGCGCGACTGAGAAAAATGAGGAAGCAATGCGCGGCCTCTATCTGGACGGTGTAGTAGTAGACGAGGTGGCTGGGCTTCGTCCCCACGTCTGGGGTGAGATCATCCGCCCTGCTTTGACTGACCGGCGTGGCTGGGCTCTGTTTATCGGGACGCCGCACGGCATGGACCTCTTCTACGAACTCCATCAGCATTCAATGACGGATCCATCCTGGTTCACTGGGCTCTACCGAGTAGATGAGACAGATCTCCCCTGGTTGCCAGCCGAAGAGATCGAGCTCGCTCGCAGGACCATGTCGGACGCCGCCTTCAGGCAGGAGTTCCTGTGCGACTTCAGCGCTGCAGCGGAGAACGCACTCATCACGATTGATCAGGTGAGCGCCTCGACCAAGAAGAACCACCCCGAGCGAGCCTTCCAGTTCGCGCCTCGAGTGGTGGGTGTGGACGTAGCCAGGTTTGGGGATGACCGGTCAGTGATCCAACGAAGGCAAGGGTTGCTGGCTCTCGAGCCTATCGTGTTCCAGGACATCGACAACATGACTCTCGCTGGGAGGGTGGGGGAGGTGCTCCTCGACTGGAAGGCAGATGCTTGTTTCGTGGATGCTGGACGTGGCGAGGGAGTGATCGATAGGCTCAGGCAGCTCGGGCACCTTGTGATGGAGATCAACTTCGGGGGTACAGCTAACGATGACCACTACGCAGACAAGCGTACGGAGATGTGGATGGGCATCAAGACCTGGCTTGAGGCGGGGGGCGAGATACCCAACCACTCCGAGCTCAAGACTGACCTGTGTGTGCCCCTCTACGGCTTCATGCCAAACGGGAAGGTGAAGATGGAATCCAAAGACAAGATCAAGGAGCGCTTCATGAAGAGCCCAGATCTAGGTGACGCGTTGGCGTTGACGTTTGCGCAGCCCGTTGTGAGCATGGTCGACAACCACGCTCGGCCGCACACGGGTGTCTCATGACCCCGCTCTATGCCAACTTCTGCAACATCCAGAACTCAGAGGACGCGATCCTGCTCCTGTTCGGTATCGGGGCTGGGGCGCAGAACATCCCGGTGTCTCAGCTGATGGTGACGCCGAAGTTCCTGAAGCAGCTCGAGGCTGCGATTGTGAGTGCGGTAGCCAAGTACGAGCGTGAGCACGGCTTCATCTCGGACGGCTCGATCATGGTTCCCAAGGCGAGGGTGCCGGAGGTGAATTGAACTACCTGCGCCAGATCAAGTCATCGGTTGACCGGTCGATGGCCGCGGAGTGTGCAGAGGAGTGGGGGTATCCCAGGCACATCCTACCCCAGGAGCACAAGAGCGGGATCTGGTTCGAGTACGGGGAGGTGGCCTTCATCTGGTACCTGGACGGCCCGTATCCCGAGTCGATTCAGCTTCACTGCGCCTCGAAGCCGGGGCGTGGATTCGTGCTCGGGAGCGAGAGGAACATGATCGCGGTGGGCGTCATTGCTGAGCTGCTGGGGGCGACCAGGCTCTACTCCGTGATCCCTGCGGGCCATGAGGGGTGCTTACCGGCGAAAAGCATGGCACGATACCTACGCATCCGGGGCTGGGATCACGATCACTGGGGCTCGTACATCGAGCTCGGAGGTGAGTGATGGGGATCGATCCGGCCACGATTGCAGCGATCAAGGCAGGCCTGGCGGCGGCAGCCAAGGCCACGGCGGCGAAGGCCACGGAGGCCGTGGTAGCGGCGAAGGGTGCGATCACTGGCCCGGGTGCAGCGAAGGCCGTTGCTGCAACGGGTGAGGCGGCGAAGGCGGCAGCTGCCCTCCCGCCCGGCGCAGCCACTGCCTCGGGTGCAGTCGGGACGGGTGGGGGTGTGTTCAGCGCTCCCGCGGCAACAGGCGGTGGGCTGAAGATCGGCGGCGCAGCCAAGACCGCGGCGGTGGTGGGCGGGTCGGCTCTCGCAGCTCGCCGGCTGGCACCTCAGGAGGCTCCTAGCCTGCCCACGATTGAGGGCGGAGCTCAGGCGTCCAGTGCAGCAGCTCGAGCGGCGGAGGCAGAGCGGAGACGCAGGAGGGGGCGGGGTAGGGCTTCCAACATCCTGGCCCCACGTTCTTTGGGCCGTCCGAACATTGGCGTGGCTCGCCTTTCCGGTGGCCGCTCCACACTGGGCTGACCGATGCCATCACACACAGTAGACGAGCTCCTGAAGCGGCTGAAGGATCTGGAGTCGAGCCGGAAGAACTGGGACAGCCACTGGCAGGAGATCTCAGAGATCATCTGGCCGGCAGCAGCTGACTTCACCACTACCCAGAGTCCAGGTGTACGCAGGAGCCAGACCATCTTCGATGCGACTGGAGCTCTGGCCCTTGAGAAGTTCGCGGCGGTTCTAGAGTCACTCCTCACCCCTCGAGCTCAGAAGTGGCACAGGCTGAAGGCGAGCAATGAGGAGCTGAACAAGGACGCAGCGGTCAAGGCCTGGTTTGAGGAGGTGACGGATCTGCTCTTCAAGATGAGGGACCGGCCCGACGCAAATTACTACTCCCAGAAGCACGAGGGGTACAAGTCACTCGGTGCGTTTGGGAATGACTGTCTGTTCATCGACGAGCTCGAGCCTTCACCTGAGAACCCACAGGTAGGTGTCCGGTACAAGTACTGCCACATCGGTCAGATCTACCCACTGACCAACCACCATGGAAAGATCGACACCATCTACCGCAAGTATGAGATGAGCGCGAAGGCGATCCACGACCAGTGGGGTGATGCGATACCGGACAAGGTCTTCACGGCTCTATCCGTCGACCCGATGAAGATGTTCCCGATCCTGCACTTCGTAGGCCCCAGGCAGAACAGAGACCCCCAACTCCTCGACTCACTCAACATGCCCTTCAGGTCGGTGTACATCAGCATCGAGGACCGGATGATGATTGACGAGGGTGGGTTCCACGAGTTGCCGTACAAATACTCCAGGTACACGGTCAACCCTGCCGAGACTCATGGTCGGTCCCCGGCGATGCTGGTCTTGCCGTCGCTCAAGATGACGCAGGAGATGATGAAGACCTTCATCCGTGCGGGGCACCGGATAGTCGATCCGCCTCTACTGGTACACGATGCTGGCGTTCTGAACTCTGGGACGAAGGAAGTCAGGCTCTGGCCCAACGCATTGAACTACGGTGGGGTGGACGCGAAGGGCAACCCGCTGATCGTTCCATTGGTCACTGGTGGCCGGCTTGATCTGACGGAGGGAATGCTGGAGAAGGAGCGCGAGGTGATCAACCGCGCCTTCTTCGTGGACCTCTTCCAGATCCTGCAGGACGCGAGTCCCGCGATGACGGCCACGGAGGTCCTGGCTCGAGCTCAGGAGAAGGGGCAGTTCCTGGCACCCACTGTAGGCCGGCAGCAATCAGAGATGCTGGGCCCGCAGATAGAGAGAGAGGTGGGGATCATGTTCCGCAACGGCCTGCTGCCCGAGCTCCCGGGTCTGCTGGCTGAGGCGGAGGGTGAGTACGAGATCGTCTACGAGTCCGATGCTACCCGGTTCCAGCGGACGAACGAGCTCTCCGGTGTTGACCGCACGATCGAGCGAGCCATCCTGATCGGTCAGTTCGACCCGAGCGCGATGGAGATCATCAAGGGCGACGAGGTCATCCGCCTATCCCAGGAGGTGGAGGGAGCGCCCACGACGATCCTCAGGACGAAGGAGGAGCTCGAGGAGCGCAGGGAGGCCCGGGAGCAGCAGGAGCAGATCCAGCAGGGGCTTGAGGTTCAGGCGCAGGTAGCCGCGGCGAGCAAGGACACGGCGCAGGCTCAGGCGGCTGCACCTCAGACTCCGGGTGGTGTGGTGCCGGGTGGGGCGTAAGGAGAACCTTGACATCGTACGCAGGGCCTACGAGGCCTGCTTCACCGGGACGAACGACGCCGCGATTGTGCTGGCTGACCTCGAGCAGGAATGCTTCTCGCGGCGCCCCACATTTGACCCTGACAGCGAGCTGATGACGGCGTTCAACGAGGGCAAGAGATCGGTCTGGCTCAGGATTCAGAACACCTTGAACCTGAGCTGGGAAGACATCGAGAACCTCGCGCAGAGGGCGCGACTCTACTTTGAGGGGGATGAGTAATGGGAGCACCAGGATCACCAGCAGCAGTACCGCCAGCCGAGCCGGCTGCACCGGCTACACCAGCGCCAGCAGCGACACCGTCATGGACGGAGGGGATGGCTGCGGAGGATGTCGGGTTCATCGAGAACAAGGGGTGGAAGGGCCCGGGTGAGATGTTGACCAGCTACCGCCACGCGGAGCATGTCAGGGGTATGTCAGCGGAGAGCGTAGTTGAGTTGCCCAAGGACCCGGACAACGCCGAGCAGATGGGAGCGTTCTACACCAGGCTCGGACGTCCTGAGTCAGCGGAGAAGTACGAGCTCCCCGAGGCGCAGGTGGGGGAGGGGTCGGTGGACCTGGCTCCCAAGTTCAGGGAGTGGGCATTTGCTGCTGGGCTCAATCAGCGTCAGACCCGGGCCATCTTCGATGCTTATCAGACCGAGCTCCAGACGATCGTCCAGGGCCAGACTGAGGCGCAGAACCAGAACGTCCAGGTGGCTGAGCAGCAGATGAGGACTGAGTGGGGGGCTGAGTACGAAGCCAACATGGGGCACGCGAAGCGCTTCGCTGCGGTGTTCGGTCTCTCTGAGCAGTGGCTCGAGGCGATAGAGGGCGGGCTAGCATCGGAGGAGGATCCGAGCGGCGCGAAGGGATTGTGGCGTGGTGCAGCGAAGATTGGTCGAGCTCTGTCCGAGCACAAGTTCCCGGGTGAGGCTGTGGAAACTACGGAACTCGGCACGACCCCTGCTGTAGCCCAGACCCAGATCAACGAGCTTCACATGGACAAGGACTTCCTCGCGGCCTACCAGAACCGGAACAATCCAGGTCACCAGGCAGCGAAGGACAAGATGAGCAGGCTCCACCAGCTTGCGTATCCTGGAGAACAGACTTAGAGTTTCAGAGTCTCGTGCATTGCTGATAAGCCGGTAGGTTCCTAAACGCCTGGGGCCTACCGGCCCAGCACATTCTGATCAGGCCCCGCAGTGGCGAGCGGACAAGCCCTACAGCCAATCAAGGCCCCGGAGTGGCGACCGGACAAGCCGTAGTGCCGATCAGGAATAGTGCTGGCCCCGCTTTCGAGCGGACAAGCCTCGCAGACGCACGCAGTGCGTCGTGGCCTTCGAGGCTAAGAACATGTCAGTCAACGTACCGACACATTTTGTCCAGCAGTACAAGACGAACGTAGAGCTGCTGCTCCAACAGATGGGCAGCCGGTTCCGCGACAAGGTTGGGACCGACTCCTACACCGGTAAGGCCGGGAAGGCGGTAGAGCAGATCGGCGCAGTGACGGCGCAGAAGAAGACCAGTCGTCACGCCGATACGCCACTGATCGACACCCCGGCGGCAGCTCGGTGGGTCTTCCCCGAGGACTACGAGTGGGCGGATCTAATCGACACGCAGGACAAGCTACGGATGCTGATCGATCCGACCTCGTCCTACGCCCAGAATG